AGCCATAGCCTCCTCCGTATCTGATGTTACGCATCCATTCATCAACCCTCATGTCAGTGACAGAGAGGACGTCTGGAACTGGGCAACGGTGTCGCTTGGCGAAGTTGATCAGGGCATCGAGTGCCGCCTCGAAGTTCGTGCTGTAGCCAACCAGACTTGAGTCCTTGCGAACTGTCTGGAAGAACTTGGCAAGCCATTCAGTTGGAGTCTCACAATGTCCCATGTTGACGATCTTAGCACTCGAACTGAAAGGGATGAACACACCATCAAGTGGGTGTCCCTTTGAACGCATCGAGAAGATCATCGCGAGAAGCACAGCCATACCGATTGCATTCCCGGTGAACATAGAACCTGAGAAGTCTACCATTGGAATCATGAACATGTCCTTGGTAACCTCTTGGGATCGCTTGAGAACCTCAAGAAAGGCAATCTCTTGTTCAGGAGTCATCTTTGGCATCTCAGTGGAACGGGTACTACCCCAGCCGTAGCTGTAGCCACCGTTGAGCATAGCACGACAGTACGTTGCAAGATACTCATCGAGTACCGAGATAGCACTGACCGTACCCCCTGCAGTGTTCACCTTTGCGGATGGATCACCACGGACAAGGGCACGACGCCACTCCTCAACAGAAACAGTCAAACAACGCTCAATGGCACGGAATCTCTTCTTGTTCTTCTTACAACGTCCACTGTGTTTCTGGCGTGTACCAGCAGGTAGGGCGTTGAGGAACTGCATAGCCTCCGGTGTGCCATCGATCGCTGTGAGACCACCCTTCTGAGACATCACTCGTTCTGGGACTCTCTTCCTCTCCGCTGTAACGAAGATTCGGAAAATCTGCTGTGCAAAGCGTCGTGACTTCTCGTTCTGTGGTAGCTCACGACCGTGTTTGTACTGGTAGTACTCAGCAACCATGTTCTTATAGAACTTGCTACTCCTGTGCTTACCATTGATAGGCGTCCACTTGAAGAACAGACCGCGAATGTCCTTCAGACCAGCAAGAGCCTTACTGTCTGCAACAGATGCATAGTCCTCATAGTTCTCCACAAGCATGGAGACATAGAATTTTGCAGTTGCAGAAGCAAGAGCATCATTGCTAGAATTTCCGAACGTACGGTAGTCCTTGCAAGAACCCAGTAGACCAAGCATCATGAGGAACATTCCCGTTCGCTCCGGATGGTAGCGAAGGTAACTCTCCATAGCGTTGAGGGTCATAGTCTTACGACCATCACCAAGCCTTGCTGCTCTCTTGAACCAGGTTACCAGTTCAAGTGCTGCCTGCATGTCAGGAGTCCTACACAGTGCCTCAAGCTCAGCGAACTCAGAGAATCCCTCATTGCTAGTGCAATTGAAGTACCTGAGAAGCATTGCCTTGATACGCTCCTCCGCTGGAAGAGCATAATCTGCCTCTGGTCCGTCAACAAACAGTGGTTGCTTTCCCGGCTGAGCGGGATCACGTGCAACTGGTGCTGGTCCGCGACCTGCCTCTGAAACATTCTCAGAGACTGCTACTCCAAAAGCAGCTGCAGCCGAATCCTTATCGGCTGACGAATCGTTTGTAGTCTTAAAGATAGAAGAAAACATGTTGATTACACATGGTAATTTCCTCTTTAAATATTTTTATTCAATTTTTAAATGGAGAGTGCATCTCCCTTTTAAACCCTACGCGTTAACCAAGTTTACTAAGTTTACTAAGTTTACTAAGTTTACTTTTTGGGTGTTAGCCCCTTTTTCTAAAAGGGGGTCACAAATTGCTTACAAGCAACACCCGCCATATTGAACATTTTTTCCGACGCAGTAACACTATCAGTTCCCTTATGTTTATTTTCAAGGTAAACAACCTTGCGAATTCCTGACTGAATTATAAGTTTAGCACACTCATTACATGGATACATGGTAACATAAAGAGTGCATCCACATCCTCTTGGTTTCAACACACAATTTAATATAGCGTTAGCCTCTGCGTGACAAACATATGCGTACTTCGTATCCAGAAAATTACCTTCTCTTTCCCAAGGAAGAGCGTCATCATCAATCCCTTCAGGAAATCCGTTATAACCCGTTCCAATAATCCTCTTATCTTCATTAACAATACAAGCACCAACTTGTGTTGATGGGTCTTTGGAACGTTGTGCACTCAGTTTGGCAACACCCATAAAGTAATTGTCCCACGATAAACAATTTTCTCGCTTAGTTGTCATTATATACCTTATGACACCACTAATCTTTAAAGCCAAAAAATTGATTTATATTTATACTTTTTAGAAAAAAGTATGGTCAAAAACCAAAAAATTGATTTATATTTGGTCATCCACCACAATACTCAATTACAATTATGAGGATTAACCGAAACATTAAGATAATAGCAGCGGTTTATTACATGCTATTTGTGCCGTTTGTGGTAATATCGATTGTTGTGTTGAATAAATCTTTCAACACTTTCTATAATTGCACACCAATAAATACAACAAGTGATACAGGCATGTGTAAAATATGGGAATTTACGTTGACATCAGCGGTATTTTCAGCAATAGTCGCTGCCCTTTTGGCATCTTCACCAAGAATGTTTACCAACTATGGTAATTGTTCGTTGTATACTGTGTTGATAACATCGTGTACTTTGTTCTTAGCAACAACAGTTTGGGGATTCATTGAAATGGCTTTGCCAAGAGATTCATTATGTTGTTTAGAGGGTGGTTTGGAAGATTTTCAATATGTGTCTTTGGCATTCGATATTATGAGTCTGTCAGCGGGATTGATTATTTTCATGGTACTGTTAACATGTACAACTATATTTTCATATGATCAAAGTGAACAATTGCTTTATCAAGCACAGATATAAAAAAATTATGTGTCACAAAATTAGAATGGTGTTTATAATAGGAATAACTGGAGGAACTGCTTCTGGTAAATCAACATTTGCCAAAAACTTACAAAAGATGTACATCAAAGAAGGTTTAAAAACAACACTTATACACATGGACGATTTTTATAAAGGTGTTTCCAAATTTTCAGATATTGAACTTCAACTGTTAAAAAATAACAATCTCAACTTGGATGATCCATCAATGATCGATTTGAAACTTATGACAGATATTATATCGAATCCGACGGAGACATACAGAATGCCAGTGTATCATAGAGAAAGTTATGATACCTCACATTACAAAGACATAACACTGATTAACACCGATGTAGTAATAGTGGAAGGTATATTTATATTTAGTGATACCAATTTTGAAAAGTACGATATGACAATTTATGTTGATACACCAATGCCAATTAGATTGATGAGGAGACTTATGAGATATCCGAAAGATGAGAAAGAGAAACAACTTGAATATTATAATAGATTTGTTGTTATGTCGTTTATGAAGCATACGAAACCTTATAGGTACAAGTGTAATTATGTAGTTGATGGAGAGAAGAGTTTTGAGGAGAATATTAAAATGTTATCAGATAGTATATGAGTGAGAAGAAGTTCGCTGTTATAATAAGAACATATAGAAGGAAGAACGGTTCATCATTTAATAATTTATTAAGAGTTGTCAATTTTTTGAATAACCAAACATATAAAAATTTTAAAGTATTCTTAATAGGAGATGATTATGATGATCAAGAGGAATTTGATAAAATAGTATCGATGTTTCCAGAAGATAAGATATACAGTTACAACAACAATGTATCTTTCAGAAAAGGTTATTTTAAAATTAAGAAGAATAAGTGGTGCACAGGAGGAATGCTTGCAAATTTAATTGGTTTAAGACAAGCAATTAAGGAGAAATTTAAATATTATGTTCATTTGGATGACGATGATATTTGGTTGAACAATCATTTGGAAACTGTTAATGAAGTTGTTGATAAGTTTCCAAAAGTTGGGTTTATTGTTAGTTATTCTAAGTACAAAAATATACATTTACCGAGAGAATTTATAGGAAAAAAAAATATAAAGATATTTTATGATAATTTTAAGCCAAGAGGTGCAAATTCTGTTCATTCTTCTTGGATAGTAAATTTAGAATATTTGGGTGATACTTTTTTAAAAATATACGAAGAACGATTGGGGAAAATAAATATGATTAAAGATGGAAAGATTAAAGAATTCGAATTTAAAGAAACTGATAGGACTTTACTGGATAAAATAAATAATTTACAAAAAAACAAAAAGGTGAAATGTATATTTATACCAAAATGTACTGTAGAGAAAAAAACAGATGGTAATATACCAGAATAAAAAGATTGGCATTTGATATATGAAAATAAATTCATTTGGTATAATGCGATCAGGAATACATTGTATATTGGGATGGATAATACAAAATTTAGAAGATAACAGTGTTAATTTTTATAATAATATAAAAGATGTGAATAATTTAAATGATCGATTAATAAAGAAAAATGATACAAGAATTGATGATATAAGAAGCAAGATAACGGAAAAGTTAGATGCAGAAAATATAGTAAAGAGTTTTGAAAGTAAGAGATTAAATTTCTACTCACCGAAAGAGGATGAAATAAATATCATAATTATAAGAAATCCGTATAATAATTTGGCATCATCAATTAAATATACAGAGAGATTTGGTGAACACCCTGATATAAAGATAGACCATCATTTTGATGATTTATGGACTGAATATAGTAATTTCTTTATAGAAAATAACAATTATATCAAGATTGTTTATGATAAATTTATTAGTGATGAAAATTATAGAATAGAAGTATCAAAAAGGATAGGGTTCAACTTAATAAACAATATAGTGCCACATCTTGGAATGGGCGACGGATCATCTTTTGTAAATTCAGAAGAATATTTGAATAGACACAATGTTTATGAAAACAACATTAATATTAAAAGATTAAGAAAAAATAAGCTTGTGAAAAAAAATTGGATTAATATTTCTTAATGAATATATATAAATGAGAAAAGAGATTATAAATGAAGTTAAAAAATCAAATTCTCTCAGAATATTGAGAGATGTAAACAATAAAATAAGGGAGAGACATTTTCACGAAGGTACTCATATACTATATGATATAAGAACATTATTGGGAAAAGAACCGAAAAACTATACAGAGATTGGTAGTTATGTCGGATCATCTGCCTCATTAATGTTACAACATCCATTCGCAACAAGTATAAACTGTATTGATCCACTTAATTTAAACCCATCACACTATAAGGGAATTATTAACCAATATGATACATTGAAAAAAAATATTATTCTCAATAATATTCATAATAATAGTGTAAAAATTTTTAAGCATTATTCAAATAGTGAATATGTACTATCAAAAATAAACGACATAGATATTTTATTTATTGACGGTTGTCATAAATTCAAGTCTGTGGTTGATGATTTCAATAACTACAAAAATAAAGTTAATAAAGGTGGTTTCATTATTTTTGATGATTATTTGGATTCAGTACATTCACCAGAAGTGAGAAAAGCAGTGGATTTCATAGTCAAAAATATTAATTGTAATGAATATGAAATTATAGGTTCAATAAAAAATGTTAAGAATGCTTATTCAGATATTCCGAGAAAGAATTCTAATGAATTTATATTGTATAAAAAATTATAGTTTAGTAAATTTATATTGGTCAATATTTATATTAACACGTATTTTTCCAGTTTTTAGATTAATATTTTTCATTCTCTCATATTCATCGTTCAATCCAATTACTGTTTCCCATCCAATATGATCCAATTTGTTATTCACTGTTTGTAATGGTTCTACATTGCTAATTTTATTAAATACTTGTAAATTTGAGTCACAATATCCTGTAAAATTTTTACATCCTCTTGCAATTTTTGTGCATATTTGCTTATTATTTATAGCATTCATAAATTTTACAAAGTACTTTTTATTAAAAGTTATAAATTGAGTTCCAGTATGACCAATACCATAAAATGATATCTTCTTAACTTTTGGAACCCATTTATTAATTTTATGTTTTATGGATCTATATTTTTTAAGATTGGTCTTGAGACCAACATAACAAACACCGCTGTTTTTAACTGTTTCTAAAATATGAATGGCCTCCTTTATACATCCATTATCGAGAACCACATCGCTTTCCGTTAAACATATATAATCATATTTTTTCAATAAGTCATTATGTTTGTTATAAAATAATTGAAAAACTAATCCTGCAATGTTTTCATTACAAATATAATGTTCAATATTATATTTTTTTTGATAAATCTCTTATTTTATTTGAATACTTACTTGGATTTTCTAAAAAGATAATATCTATTGTATTATTTACATCATTATTGAAAATGGATTTCAATGTTCTTTCAACATAGTCATAATTGAAAAATACATTCATCAAAATGAGTATTCTAGATCTTGGTGGATTCATATATAAATATTATAATAAAATTATATAGTATAATGGATCTACTAAAAGATGAGAAAAAATTAATTTTAAAATGTCCAAATTACACAGAAGATTCGGAAATTCCAGGAGTTTTTGTTATTGGTTTCAATAAATGTGGAACAGCATCGATACATTTTTTCTTCTTACTTAATAATATTAAATCTCTTCATTGGTACAGAGGATTTTTAGGTAAGGAGATAAACAAGAATATAAATAATAAAAATTTGCTAGGAAATTTAAGCAATTTTTATGTATATTCAGATTGTGAAGAGTTGAGAAAAAATTTTAAACTATTCGAAAAAAGATATCCAAATGCAAAATTTATATTGAATATTCGTGATGTAAAAATGTGGTTACTATCTCGGTTAAATCACAAGAATGGGAAGTATCTAGAATATTGGAACAAAATAAATAACAAACATATGAATTTTAAACAGATAGTTAAATATTGGCATAGAGAGTGGTTTGAACATATCAACAATGTCAAAAAATATTTTAGTGACAAAAAAAATAAATTGTTAATAATCGATATTGAGAAAGATGATTTTCAAGAGAATATTATAAATTTTATAGGTTCGAAATGTCTCAAAAAGATGGACATACATGTTCACAAAACAAAAAAAAAATTGTACTTTCCGATATTAACGATATTATTGGAAAATAAATTTCCATTCTTGTATATATAATGAAAATAAATTGGATATCTGAAAAAAAGATAAACCAAAACAGAGTGAATCAACTTATACAACAATCCAGCGAAACCGGACAATTCACAAATTATGGTCCAAATGTTAAGTTGCTTGAAGTAACAATTAGAGATAAACTTCAAATAGACGATACAAAAGCCGTCATAGCTGTAACGAACGGCTCAGTGGCTCTCCATGCATTAGCATCATCCATTCAATACTTTGAAAAAAACAATATTAATTGGGCAACCCAATCCTTCACCTTTCCACCATCTGCACAAGGTACTCTATCAAATGCTACTATTATCGACATAGACAAAGATGGCGGATTAAATTTAGATGAATTGGATGAATCAATAAATGGAATAATAGTTACAAATATCTTTGGTAACATTGTTGATATCTCAAAATATGAAGATTGGGCAAAAAAGAATAATGGATTTCTCATATTCGATAATGCAGCAACTCCCTTCACATTCTATAAAGGTAAATCATGTTGTAATTATGGACATGGATCAACTATCAGTTTTCATCATACTAAACCACTAGGATTTGGTGAAGGAGGTGCAATAATTGTTGACAGAAAATACGAAAAGAATATTCGATGTCTAAATAATTTTGGTATTGGTCTCACTGATCAATATTGGGTAAAAGAGGGTAACAATAATAAGATGTCTGATATTTCTGCAATATACATAATCCAATATTTAGACAATTTTGACAAAATAGTTGAAAAACATAGAGAACTGTACAAATATTTCAAACAACAAATAACAAAATATAATTTACCATTAACTTTATTTCCGTCTTTTCATGACACAAACAAGATAATGCCAAGCTGTTTCTGTTTATTATTTAATAAATATGACGATACTATAAGACAAACCATTCTAAACAACAATATATTTTGTAGAAAATATTATAAACCTTTGAAAAATACAAAGAATACTCAAGATATATACAATAGAATACTCTGTTTACCTTGCAATACAGATATGACTATAAAAAGTATAGATTTTATAGTTGATATTCTTTACAATTTTTTTTCATTGTAATACATCAGTGTATAAATTAATAATTTGTGAATCTACTCTATTCTTTTTAATAAACATTGTTTCCAATGGATTTATTGTTGTACCGAAATATTTCCCATTCCACCATATATCCCCCTTTTTATGTTTTTTTATGTCACAAAAATATAAAGCAGCTATATCATATCCACTCTTAATAATCTCTACAGACATACCTATTTCAAATTTTATAATAAAATTTTGTCTATTTTTATTGTAAATATTATCATACTCCTCAACTTTTAAATTAAATATACTTTTTCTCAAGATCCCTAATCCTACTTTATCAGTACAAAACATCATCGATTGAACATGTTTATATTTGCCATTATTATAGTCATTTTTTGAACATTTTTTTATATTTGAATGGTTTCCCCAAGGAAAATAGTTGATAGTTAATCCAGACAATTTAACTTTTTCAGAAATTAAATTACAAAACATACTATACCAACTTATATCTTTTGGTATATATCTTGGTAAAAACGGTCCGCGAACTGTATCGTTTATAAAAATATAATAATCAAAATCTCCTTCAATACTTTCCAATCCATGTTTCCAACTTCCAAAATCATGACCAATATTGTCCCGATGTATTATCTTAATATTTTTCTGACTAGGAATTTTCACAGAACATTTACGGTTATTAATCAAAAAAACATATAATATATCATCATTCACACAAACACCATTTCTAATGAAGAATTCTAGGTTCTTTTTGGAATCTTTTGTTTCAAAATACGAGAAAAATACACAAAAACTGGACATTTATATATTATATAAACAATATAAAGAATTCACAACATAGACTATCGAATGGGAGATATTTACGATAAAATATTCAATCTTCTAGAGTTGAAAGATGATAAAATCAACATAATAGAGTTCATCAACTGTCTTGAAACACGTGGTATTTACAAAATAGATTACCGGCTCAAAGAGATGAAAGCTAAAATAGATAAAAATAAGAAGAAGATTTTCTATGATAAATCAGAGTTCCATGAGCTAATAAGCGATAATATCATGATAATTGAGAAGATTCTTAAGGATGATTTTGTTATACCCAATTTCAACAAATTTACAGAATCTATAACCACAATTTATGATGAGTGTAAAGAGTTCACACATGGTAAAAAAGCGGATTACATTCCACAATTGGAGAAACAGAATGAGAATCATTTTGGAGTCTCAATATGTACAGTTGATGGTCAACAATATAATATTGGTGACACTAGACAAGAGTTCTGTATACAATCCTGTTGCAAACCCATAAACTACTGTATAGCTCTAGAGAGTAACGATGTCAATTATGTACATGAGTATGTAGGAAGAGAACCAAGTGGTGAACAGTTCAATGCTCTAAAACTCAATCAACAGGGTTTGCCACACAATCCATTAATCAACTCTGGTGCTATAATGACATGTTCACTTATTGGTCAAGACATGGATTCATCGAACAGATTTGATTATGTTACGAATATATGGAGTAAATTGTGTGCAAATAATCATGTAGGTTTCAATAACTCGGTGTACTTATCAGAGAAGGACAATGCAAATCGAAACTTTGCACTTGCATACTTTATGAACGAGAATAAAGGATTCCCAAAGGGAACTAGTATCATGGATGTCTTGGAGTTCTATTTTCAATGTTGTTCTTTAACAATAACTTCAAGCAAATTGTCGATAGTTGCGGCGACTTTGGCTAATGGTGGGATAAATCCCTTGACAGGAACAAGAATATTTTCGGGAGCGACTGTGAGGAATTGTTTGTCTATGATGTATAGTTGTGGAATGTACAATTATAGTGGAGAGTTTGCTTTCGAGATTGGTTTACCTGCTAAATCCGGTGTTGCGGGAGGTGTTTTCATAATTGTTCCAAATGTTATGGGTATATGTACTTTCTCACCTAAATTGGATGAGTTTGGTAATAGTGTTCGGGGAATTCAGTTTTGCAAAAGATTGGTTAGCAGATACTCATTTCACAATTTCGATACACTCTTGACATCCAATAAGAAAGAAGATCCGCGTGTATGCTATACACACAAGGTTGATATAAGGGATGTTATAGACATATGTGCGATTGGTGATCTTTCTGCACTCAAATATACACAGATGAAGGATGTCAATTTAGAAAAAGGGGATTATGATGGACGAACACCGCTACATTTAGCATGTTCGAATGGTCATCTAAATATTGTTAAGTATTTAGTTGAGGTTTGTGAAATTAAGAATCTATCCCCAAAGGATAGGTGGGGAAATACTCCTCTAGATGATGCTGAGAGAGAAGGTCATGAAGATATTGTTACATATCTGACAACAAGTACAACACTCACAACAAGCACTACAAGCACTACAAGCACTACAAGTACTACAAGTACTACAAGTACTACAAGTACTATAAACCAATGAACAAAGGATTACTACATTTAACATTCTCATTTATAATTTTGTCTTTATCATCACTGTTAGCATAAGTGTTTGCTGGTTCACCATCGTCATTGGTGTATCCACAAACAGTTATATACTTTTTATCCGCTGCACAATATGCAGAACCACATCCAACTTTGGTATTCCCCTTCCAGTTCATAGCTGTGTAATTAGAACTATTATCAGTTGTTGCATATTTACCTCTACCTTCACTAGCCCAACCATTAACAGCTTCCAAACTACTTAAAATTTGATCACCGATAGTTGAACTGTATGGACCAGATATGGCGATGTTCTCCGAAAATTTATAAGTTTTCTTTGTATCCGGATCAGTATAAACTGTTTGGTGACCATTGAATCCCGATTCTATTTGGCAATTGTTATTCTCTGCCAAATCTTTTGCATACGCCTCCTCATATTTTGCCAACCCGTCAAACCATTTCAACGAATTAGCATCACATTGACATCTAATATTGTTATTGAACAATAATGTTTTACTATTCCAGTAACAAGTATTATCTCCACTACCTATATCGAATGTACAAGTTCCCTTTTCAGGAATCAAATTCTCCAATGCAGTTTTCGCATCACATTCAACTGATTTCGCAATAGCTTTAGCCACATCACTTCCAGTCAAAGTCTTCAAAAAGTCCAAAAAGAGTATACCAATATTAGAGTTGGTCAATTTCTTCATAACATTTCCGAGAATTCCTGATAAACTCTTTCCATCTTTCGTTTTATACTCAGACACTCCACTACTAGTTGACGATGCACCTGTTGAAGAATCATGATCTTTACTCTCATCTATGTATTTATTCTCTTGTTGTTTATTATTCTCCTCTCTCTCTTTCTGACGTTTATTCAACATCTCATTTCTCTTCTTATCTCTACTTCTCTCTGTATTGTCCTTATTGTACATCTCTCTCTTCTCTCTCTCCCTTCCTTCGCGTTCTCTTCTAGTTCTCTCTCTTCTCTTCTCTTCATCGCGTTTCTTCATCATCTCTCTCTGTTTGCGAAGAGCCTCTCTCTTTCTCTTCTCTTCTCTCTCCTCTCTCATACGTCTCTCTTTCTCAAGACTATCACTAACATGTCTCTTTACAAGAGTGTTATGAGTTGGTTCATAACCTTCACCTATAGTTCCGTGCTCTTTGTCCATTTTGATATTGAATCTATTTCTCAATTTGTCGAAATATGTTTCATCATTGTCATCATATCCACTCACAATGTTTGATTGATCTGGGGAACAGTCTTTAACAATGTTGAAAATGTCCTCAAACTCATCACAATCTTTTGTTAAACCAGTTTCTAAACATTTTACAAAACGATCAGCTGTTTCTTTATTATCTCCGAACTTCTCGACAACACTAGCATCTCTTTTATTTCGATTCTTTACAAATAATAGAATCAAAACTATGCAAATAATTACAATAAATAGGATAATTTCAACCCTCATATATAATTAATAAGATAAAATTTGGAAAGAAATAGTTGAATCAACAACAGTGAAAGTGAATAATCCACTGAAAGGTATTCTCAATGTCTTCACAGATCCTGGTTTAATAGATACAACACCACTACTTGTGTTCTTATCATACCAATTTTTCACTTTTTTTATAAGATCATCACTGTAATATACAGGATTCTTAATACTAATTTTCAACTTTATTGTCATAACAGTCGCCAATGGTGGAACGAACGGGAAATTATTCTTTATCTTTATCTTATCACCAACTCGATACATTACACAATCTGTACCAACTAATCCTTTGAATATTTTAGGTGGATTTGTGCAAAGTTTAGTCATAGGTAACTCAAGTTGGACAGTATCAACTTTTATTTCGTCACTATCAGCGAAATGTTCATTGGCAGTGAAAGCTTCGGCTTCATTATAAGATTTACCAATGAAGATAACTAATATAATTATCACAATAGATGCTATTGTCAAAATTGCATACATAATATATGTTTTCGAAGATATTTATTCAACAAGAACCTGGAAACTTTTGCTATAATTTTTAGATGATGATGCAGGATTATCTATATTCTGAAAGAGATATAGACCTGTGTAAGGAAAACTTATGTCCTTTGAACCTTTTGGACATAACTCTATTAACCCATTGTCAGTTGTCTTTTGTAACCAATTATCTATATTGGTTATTGTTTCATATGAATCGTTATCATATCTCTTAACAGACAGTCTGAATGTTTCACCAGTTCCAGGATTCTGATTCACATTTACTATTGTTATTGTATTACCAAGTCTGTTCTTAACACATATATTCTCAATAACATGTTCCTTTTTCGAACATTTGGATTTATCAATATCCAATTTAACATTGCCATTAACAATCAATATAGGATAATTGTTTACAAATGTCTCTATCTTTTCCAAAAAGGTCAAAATAATGAATAGAACAACAACTACAACAATGATAGGTAGCATATAATATTAACAATATATTTTTATGGTTCTCTCAAATCAGGTGTAACAGATGCCTCATCCGTAAACACAGAGAACAGAACTCTATTGAAATCTCTATTCACAATATTTCCTACCTCATTGTCATTATAAACAACGTGCAATTCATCATCATAGAACTTCAACTCGATACTATCTTGGTATTTCAATTCACCAATTCCTTTGAAAATGTCCATGAATGCTGATCTCTCAACATCAAAACCATTTGATCTATTTCCTATCGCCTCTGCAAAAGCTTCCGCAATCTGAACATTGTCTACACCTCTATAGAATTTTAGAACCAATACATTCTTATCTTCATTATCAAATGCGGTTTCATCAACTGTTCCATCTTCATATAAAGCAGGATTATTAGAATAGAAACCGATTCCGTAAACAACAAATACAAGTTTCGTTCTAGTTCCAAGAGACACAAGTGTTAACATAGAGTTGTCTGTAACAATCTTTTTGTCAAATGTCATGCCTGATTTACTGTGGTAAACTGTTTCGCTCATAATATATTAAAGTATATTTATTTCTATAAATAGAAAAACGAAAAATACTTAAGATGAAATTCACATTTATATAGAACAAAATGGAGAAATCGTTCATAAGATATTGTGAAAAATTTGATCCGGATGATCAATATGTTAATTACAAGAAAACATTAGATCTAATTGAGGAAGGTAATGTTATGATTGACGGTCCAAAAGTCGATACACCTGAAGGATGCAAAATTACACTCAAGGAACATCAGAAGAGGATTGTTTATGAAATGCTTCAAAAGGAGAAGGAAACATATAGAGTTTCAAGGAAGCTTAATCTGTTTGTTATAACGGATAAGGTAGGATCAGGAAAGTCAATAAATGTTCTAGGATTTATTTCTCACAAACCAAGAGTTAATTCTTATGTTGAAAACATCATAAAATATAAACCGGATGATGTTTATAATTTTATTGGGTACAAAATTCATAAGGATTCCAATTTCTTTAGAACGAATCTCATAGTAGTTCCACATACTGTTTATCATCAGTGGATAGGGTATATTGAGAATTTTCCGAATCTTACATATTATGGGATTAAAAAGATCACTGACATTGAGAAGATGAATTTGGATGAGTTGATGGAGGGTAAGTATGATATTGTTCTTGTTAAATCCACAAAGTACAATAAGTTCATGGATGTTTTGTATGAGAAGTTTCCGCTGACATCAGATTATCATTATGTTCCAAATGGGGGAAATAGTGATGTTAACAGTCTTGATTATAGTATGAAACATTTGAAAACTAAGTTTAACTCTTTTTATAATTCCGTTAGAAAGCGTGATGTTGATATAGATTTGGATTATGGAATAGATGAGATGATAGAGGAGTTAACAAAGATTAAGAGTACAGATATGAATAAAGTTAAGGATCTTTGGAAGAGAACATTGATAGATCAGATTCTGAATGTTAAAGGACCAATTTTTGATAGGGTATTTTTTGATGAGGGTGATTCGATTAAGATTCCGAATTGTAGGGTTGCATATGGCAAGTATAATTGGTTTATCACATCCTCCCTGAATGATTTGTTCTTTCCGAGAGGAAGTAACCAGTATCATGGAATGATTGCAAATCTTCCTGAAAAAATAAGTGGTATTTACAATCATGGGTTTATTAAGAACACATTTCTTGCGAATCAGAATGTTTACAATTATAGATTCTTACAGGACATATATCTTAAGAATAATGATAAGTTTGCAATAGAGTCTTTTGAGTTAGAAGAACCTGTAAAGAATTATATTATGTGTTACACACCGGCACATTTGAAGATTTTGGAGAATGTTGCACTTCCGAATATCATTGATGCATTGAATGCAGGTGATATGGAGACAGCATTGGGAATGGTTGGTGGTAATGTCAAGTCGGATAAGGATATTTCGACATTGATTTTGGCAAACTTTGTGGATGAGTTGAAGGGTTTGAAAGAGAAGATAAATGAGAAGACAGCTGAATTGTCAGAACTTGAGACTACTATATGTAAGGAGAAGCTAATTCTACAGAAGGAGAGAGATGCTTATAAGAAGTATATGGAGAATAAATTCTTGAGTGATGAGGGTATTCTCTGTTATAAGATATCGAATATTGTTATTGACGATAATGATGAGTTGAAGGTTTTCACGGAATTGAAGGATAATTTCGACATTCAGAAGAAGATGATGGAGACTTTAAACAGTAAGAAGTACAGTTTAAAGAATTCTATCAAGAACTTTGGAGAGAAAGTGGAGAATGTGCAGTCGAAACATGATTCCTTGAAGGAGAGAATCACGGATGTCAAGAAGAAGAACTGTCCAATTTGTTTGGAAAAGGTGACTAAACCGACAATTGTTCCATGTTGTAAGAAGGCTTATTGTTTTGAATGTTTGATGTACTGTTTGAGTATTAAAAATCAGTGTGCATTGTGTAGATCTGAGTGCAAGTTTAATGAGTGTACAATTATTGGAAACAATGTTGAGAAGGAGAAAATGGAAGATGAAGATAGATTACCAACAAAAATAGAGAAGGTCGCCGAATTGTTGAGTAATAAGGCGGAAGACAAGAGATTCTTGATATTCTCTAAATATGATAACTCATTTCAGGAGATTGTTGGATATCTTGAGAAGAATGAGATACCCTATCATCTGTTGAAGGGTTCAACTGGTCGAATTCAGAATATCATCAAAGAATATGCGGATAATAAGGTAAAAATCTTGTTACTTAACGCGAAATTCTTTGGAGCGGGATTGAATCTGCAGATGACCAGTGATATTATAATGTATCATAGGATGGATAAGGATTTGGAGAAGCAGATTATTGGTCGTGGACAGAGAATCGGTAGAAAGGGTGCATTGAGAGTGCATTATTTATGTCATGACAACGAAGTGTAGGCGAAGCTGAAACTTTGTTATCTCACAAGTACAACGAAGTGTAAGCGAAGCTGAAACTTTGTTATCTCACAAGTACAACGAAGTGTAAGCGAAGCTGAAACTTTGTTATCTCACAAGTACAAC